TCTCTTCTCCTGAATGCTCAGTTAAATGAACCGTTACCCAAATAGTGTCTTCTTCAGCGTAAACAGCCCTTTTAAGTCCTACTTCCGATACGAACACACAAGGGGCTGTAAAGTACTTCTTACCAAATTCTGTAGCTACTGAGACTTGACCTTTTAATATAAAATTAAGGTGTTGATGTCTATGGATCTTTCCTATGATGACTGTTCCTTTTGGGATCAGCATCTCTCTAGCATAAGTATGACAACCATACTTTTCATCTTTTGGAGTGAAATGATGCGTTAAGAGACAATCAGGAAGAGTGTCTTCAACTTCTCCAGCAGCTATCTTTTCTTTTAAACCTTGTTCAACAACTTGAACAGACTGTCTAAAACTTACCTTGTCAATGGTATTATTACTGTCAAGCTCAACTAAGCCGTCTTCAGTAATGTTAGACTTATCAAGGATAACGTCAATGAGATAATCAGGGTTTTCTTTAGTCATCCTAGCATACTATCATGTTTTACCGTAAAAGTAAAGCTTAATATGTACCGCCATTGATTGTTGCGTTAATACTTCCTGATACAGTTAAGTTAACCATTGTCACAGTACCTGAGAACGTAGGAGAAGCTAAGTTAGACTTAGTTGCTATAGCTGTCTGAATAGCGTTAAACTCGTTGTCAATTTCGACACCGCTAACGATCTTATTAGCGTTACCTGACGCCAGAGAATCCTTCTCAGCGAAGTCAGTTGTTTTGGTGTAATTACTCATTATTGGGTCCTTCCTAACTTACAGAATACATCTAGTTTCTGAAGACTTAGTTCAAAATTATTAACCTGTACCTCAACACCTAGTTGAAGAATACTACCGCTACCACCTGCTTGAATACGTTGGTTATCAAAGACAATACCTGTAGTATACTCTGCTATTCCGTATTCTGCAATACCATATTCAGCTACAACGATATTACCTAAGGTAATTTGTCTAGAGGTTAAACCACTACTGTAATCGAAACCGTACTTCAATGTCACGTTAGCGTTATTACCACCGATACAGGTAAAGCTAATCTTCTTTAATACTTTAATTTGATTAGGCTTACTTAAGTCAAAGTAGTTAGTGTAGTAAGACATACGGAAGCTTTGTCCGTTATCCCAATGATTCTTGTACTCACCTACGTACCCTGCAAAGCCCATCAAGACTTGTTTAGCTCTATTGGCAAATAAAGCCTTAGGAACTAAATTCCAAGTTGTAACTCTTGCTGAACCATCAGGTAAAGCTCTACGAGTGTCGAAACAGTACGTAGTGCGTGATGTAGGGAAAGTAATCAGATAGAAAGCCTGAGCGTCCGAGTAAACAGCTTTGATGCTAGATAATGTCTCAGTGCTTAAATCGTTGACTAGATCATCACGGACGTTAGCGCTAATGTCTCTGAATGGAGCCGATTTCTCTTGGATAGTCCTGCTGAGAGAACGTACACCGCTATCAGACAAGAATAAGACATCAGTACCTGTGACAACAACTGAATCACGAGCACAGCAACCAATACCTGAGATTGTGTCTGTTAACCTCATAGCAGCAGGATCTTGAGCGCCTGTGTACACCAAGATCTGTCTACGTCCAAAGATGTACAGGAAGCCGTTATGGGCAGCTAAGGCTGTGATCTCATCAGCACCGTTAGGCCAGATCTCAGATACGTCTAACGTACCAGCAGTACCTGTAGACAAGACATGGCCTGAAAGTAGATCAGAGAATTGAATAATGCTCTTACTTGTCGCTGTAGCAGCATTCCAGATACGTCCGTAAGCACTGATAGCACAGTTAGCATTTTGAGGTGTACCTAAGTGTCCTGTCTTTTCAGTTACTCTACGATAAGTAGTTGTAGACACAGCAGGATCGAACACAAGAGGATCGTGACCAGACTGATACAAATACAAGACTCCGTTTAAAGGAGCCATTTGCCAGTTATTAGCTGATATCGTAGGGGTTGAACCACCACCACCGTAGGTCAGTGTAGTTAACGTAGTTCCAGACAGTTTAAAGATAAAGCCACCACCTGCACAGATAGTGTAAGACGTACCATCAAGACCGATTAACTCACCGATAGCTTCGATGTTACTGTCATCTAAATCTGTGTTAGCTGTGTTGATAGCTTGCCAACCTTTACGAGCACCAATACGACCAAACTTGTCAATGATGCAGTTCAAGGCTTTGGTAGCGAAACCAGCTTCAAGGGCAACTGAGCTATCCTGAGTGTTAACACCCATGAAGCCCGGAGCACCGATAGAAGCAGCTACAAGTTGTTCAGCCATTATAGAGGTTTCCAGTTCATCTCATCTTCGTAATGATTACGCTCGATAGAGATTTCATTAGCCAATGCAGATCTGTACAAAGCAAAAGCTTCAGAAGATAAGTTACCACCATCCTCACCACGTTCAGCGATAGCTTTAGCGTAGGCTAACATCTCAACCAAGTGAGCAGGAACTAAGATACGAGTAGAATCAGAAGTTAATGTCTCTTGTGGGACAATTAAGTTAAATCGTAGAGTCTCTACATCATTAGGTACAGGGAATACGTCAACCTGTGTGTCGTTATTCTCATCTACACCGTTAAAGTTGTAGTAAATTGGACTACCTTTTTGATAGCTAGTTAACAAGAACTGCTGATTCATCCATGTTGTAGGAGCGCTACGCATTACGTAGTCTTTACTATCGTTTAAGATGTCGATAACACGGAAACGAGTACCAGCACCTGTGAGAGTGTAGTTGTAAGTGTCAGCTGCTGTTGTGACGTTAATAGTCTGAGAAAGGCAGTTCCAATCGACAGCATCCTCGACTTCACGTTTAGCGTCATTGACCATGATACCGATCATAGCTGCGTAAGCTGATCCTGCATCGACACTGGACACAGTAGGCTCACGTAAACGCTTCAGCACGTTATTAACAGTTTGTAAATACGTAGCCATGTTTTAAATACCTTCTTTCTTCTCTACTTCAAAGGTACAGATATAAGAAAAAGAACTACCAGCTTCAGAAGTCATCTTAATTGTGTCCCCTGCCTCTAACACCATGTAAGCGCCTCCATCTAACTTAAAGAACTCTTTAGAGGCAATAGTATATTGATTTAGAATATAGATGTCTGTATTGGCGCTAGAATCTCTCCAGACAACGGTCATATGTTTACTGGAGCCTGTGCCATTCAACAAATACAGCAAGTTCCACTTAGCATAGTAGCCAGTTGGAACCGTGTAGATTGTTGTCTCAGTGGCAGCTGTTAAGTTACCACCGTTGGTAATAGATCTCATTTAAGTTTCTTAGCTTTGTTCTTAGCTGTACGTTGACCACGCATGGGCATCTTAGCCTCAGACATAGCGATAGCGATAGCTTGTTTACGATCTTTTACTACAGGACCACCCTTACCGCTATGGAGAGTACCTTCTTTGTACTCACCCATTACCTTACCCATCTTATTAGTTTGCTTCTTAGTAGCCATGATACATTGTCCTCTGTTTACTCTGATTTGTCAATAGTATTACTTAAGTCTTTGTAGATTTGGTACACTTTATGACCAATCATCAAAGTAGTGTATATCAAGGTAGCCCATAGAACTAACTCTGATACTTGGAAGCCAGCCACAGTAGCTAGACTAACTGTCACAGGAGGAGCTGCCTTAGTTAAGAGAGCTGAACCTGTCTCCGCAGATAATCCGTGGTCTGCCATTTAGATTACTCGTAAAGAATGTTGACTGAACCAGCGTCAAATGCGTCAGTACCGTTTACTGTAGTAATACGAACTCGGTCAATAGTTCCACCAAGAGTAACTGAACCCCCACCGCATGACGCAGCGGTTCCTCCAGATGCGCCAACAGAATGTGATGCAATCCAAGTATTTCCTGTTACCAAAGTTAAAATCATAGCTCCATGTAATACGTTTGTTGCGTTTGCTGACGCAATACCGAAACCAGTTGTGTAATTAACATAAGAAGCACCTGACGCATTGTTTGCAGAGCCAAGATAACCTGATGTAGCAACAGTTCCAGAGCCGATTTGAATTAAAGGATTGCTTGTTCCATTTGTAGAAACGCCTGTAAGCATTACAGTAATACGTTTTACCCATGAAGGAATAGACGTAAAGTCAATGCTTGTTCCAGATGTAGAAGCCTGTGAAGTACCGCTAACTAAAGGACGTACAACTGCTGTAGCGTCTGCAATCGTACCTGCGGAAGTAATCCCGCTTGTTCCATCTAAAGTTATAGCCATTACGCCCCCTCTTGAGTTGCCAACCACTCTTCAAATTTAGCCTGACGAGCCTCTTCAGCAGCCTTAGCAGCCAAACGAG